GCGGTGTTCGCCTTGTTAACAAGGCTTCCAAGCCAGTTCAAGGCTCCTCGAACCGCGTTGGCAAAAGCGTTGATTGCATTCGTAATCGGCTCGATCACATGACGGTGAAACCATGAAAGGGCATCGCCGACGGCCCGTGTAACCTGCTCCCAGTTCTTGAAGAGGTATCCGATCATCGTCACAGGTCCCAGCAAGGCCGAAAGAATTGGATTGGTGCTTACGATGTTCCAGAGGTCGCTGAGAACTTTCCCGGCACCTAGAATAACGCTTCCAAGCCAGGTTAAGCCTTCAACGATCTTATCCAAGATCGGCTTGAAGAAGTCGCCTAACGTCTTTGCGAGGCCGTCAACCGCGTTGCGGAAAGGCTCACAGGTTGTGTAGGCTATCGCTAAGGCCGCGATTAAGAGGCCGATTCCCGTGACGATGAGCATGATCGGATTCGCATTCATAACAACGTTTAAGATCTGTTGTATTGCAGCCCATGATTTTGTGGCTTTGGCAACGCTGTCGATCATGGTTATGGCTATTGGAATAATGCTTAAGGCAGACCGCATGATCGTCTCATTGTAATTGCCTTGAATCATGTCGGCTCGTTCAACTGCCACTTGATAACGTTCTTGAGCAAGATTCAAATCGGCAAGAGCAGCCTGAGCTTGAGAACTATCCGCACCATATTTCTCAACAACGGAGTTATAACGGTTTTGAGCGTCTTCCAAAGCATTAAGGCTGCTTTTAACCGCCAAATTCGCACGGTCAACCGAAACTTGCATATCCTGAACGTTATCCCAAGCATTATACAAGGCGAAAGCCGAGGTTGCCACACCGCTTAAACCCGTGACAAGACCTTTAGCACTCTTCGTGATTTCGGCGGAAGACCGGGAAACATTTTTACCAGCCTCTTCAACGCCGGCGAGGCTTTTCGTCATGGCTTCAGAGGCTCCGCTGACAACGGATGAAGCCTCATCAACCGCCTTAAGCATGATGCCGATTTCAACGCTCATTTCCCGATCTTCCTACCCCACCAGTTCAACCATTCCACGAGGAACATGAATTGAAACGCCGTTAACTCTCCGATCACCTCGAAACTGTAACCGTATTCACGTGCAACTAGCCCGATCATCTGTGCCTGCACGTTGTTTCTAAGCCATTCACCTATCTGGCCGGCTTTAAAAAACCGGATTGCTTCGTCAGAATCGCTATGAGTCTTGCGGATTCGGCTGCAGGCATCTTTTCTATGTCTTCAACTGTTAAATCTGGATATGCTTTGACGAGCATCATGTGTAGCATGACGATGCTTTTCTTTTGGTCGTCTTGCACTTTGTTCAAGTCAAGGAGGTCCTTCATTGTTAAGACGCCGAATTTAATGACGCCTAACTCCGGATCGTTTACGGTTCTTATGGTTTTCGCTGATTCAACAAGGGCTTTGGGATCGAAGAGGTCTCCTTTCGCCTTTTCTTCGGCTTCGTATGCCTCGAGTTTCCGTTTGTATTCTTCACCGGACTTTGCCACTTTATCACGTTCCAACCGCAAAACCGACTATATGCTCATCCGTCAAGCCTGCACTCGTCACGGTTAACACGTTGCCAGCCTTCGTGAAGGTTACAGCGGAACCATCGCTGGCCTTCGCAAGATACGCGTTGTCAATGGTCGCTAAAGAGGAAACTGTTATGGTTTCATTCGTAGTCGCAAAGCTCTCAAAGTTCAGGTATTTCCGCTTGAACGTCGTTGCCTGTGCCTGCTGAATATGGCCTAAAGTTTTATCTGCTTCTACCAATTCTCATTCACCTCACTGTGTTCCAAAGGCTAGGCTCTTGCTTTCACCGCTCACGGATTCAAGTATGATGGCGTCTTGTGCAATCCTTAGTTCCCAACTGTTCAGTAGCACGTTCGTTAACGTGATCTTTTCTTTGCCTGCACCTGAGCCAGCCGGCCTTATCTCAAGCGTTACATCTGTGCCAGCGAGGACCTTGTTGCCATAGGTTTTATCGATGTACATGCGGTCTATTGAAACCTTGAAGCTCTTGTTGCCCATGCTAAGCACCTCCGGCGTCTGAGACCCTATCTTATACTCTTTGATCATCTCTGTATCTATGCCCAAGTTTACGCCTTTGCAGTAGCCTACTTCTACGCCGCCGTCTAGGATGACGGCGTTTACACCTAACAGCGGAGTCGACATTTCTCATCTACCACCTCATTTTTATTCTCCCTTAACGGGACTCGAGGAACATGGCGTATAGCCAAGTTCTCTCGCCCTCTCAAGGTCAATATATCAGGTAAGCGGTGAATCTTGCGACGCCTCCATAATACAAGCGGTTTTCAAATCGGATTTCGCCTGGGGAGAAGAAGGTTGGGGCCACATCTTTGACCTTACCGTTCAAGGTTCTGTCAGCCAAAATCCTGTCAACGATCTGTCCAAGTGGATTAATCACATCGGTGAACCAGTTTTCAGGCTCGGTTTCACGGACAATAAGAATCGCGGAGAAGTCCACGTAATTATGAAAATATGGGCCGACTACGGCCTTCTCGAATCGTGCCGGCTCAGGATTGATTATGGCACATGGCAGATCTTGAAGTCTGAAGGGCTCGCCAGTAACCACCTGTTTTATATCCGTAATCGCCTGAACATCAACTTTAACCCGATCGAAAATATCCTTGTACGTCGTATAGTAACTGCTCATTCTGTCTGTTCACCCCAGATTTCACGGAAAACCGGCTCAACCTGGCTTTTAACAGCTTCAGCGGTTTCACGGATAAACGGCTGTGGACGGGTGCCCGGGTGTCTAACCAAGGTTGCGAAGACGGTTCCGCCTCCCATCTCGAAGCGTAATGCCCGAGCGTTCACCGGACGAATCTCATGAGGTCGAGTCCCATACTCCACGAACATAGCGTAAGGTACTGTAGGACCTATCTGAGCCTCTTTCTCACCTACCGTTTTTTGGATGCTTGCTCTGAGAACCCCGGTTCTGACGGGTGCCCGATTTCGCATCTCGGCTTCAGCGTAGTCTGCGAGCCGTTGAATCAGCCGTTTCGCTGCCTCATCAATGCCCTGCGAAACCAATTGGAGTTGGAGACCTCTCTGCTGCACGGTCACCGAAATCATTTAGATCACCTCGATTGATCTAGTCCGATATTTGGCCAGCAGGCGATTAACGTCATCGCTGAAGATGGCTGGAACAACCAAAGCAAGCCTAATGGTTCCAGCTTGAACAGGCGGACTGATCCTGCGTTGAAGAATGCTGTGCAATAGGTTGCTTGCCAAGGTTACGGCTGCAAGCTTAATGTCGTCTGGAACCGCTGAGTATCCTGCTGTATACGTGACGCGGACAGATTGATCATAATGTCCCGGATATTTGCCTACCACTTTAATGTAGCCATATGTTTTGTAGACATAATAATATAGGCTTGTGATTTCCGTCCAATCTGCCGTCTGGTTGACGCCGGCTTCATCTAGCTCAAGCTTCGTGAAGGTTATCACCGGATACTTTGAGAAGTATATGATGCCTTCATCATCCCAATCATATAGCTCCTCTGTGAAGGTTAAGCCACCGGCCTTGAAGAATCCGTTTGGCACACCGCAGTATCGGTCGATAAGGTCTTCAATCTGGTCTATGACTTTGCCTATGAAGGCTTCATAGTCAGGGTCATCGCTGAAGCCTAGATCCTTATACCCTATCTTCGCATGGTCTTTCACGTCGGCAACGACTATGTAGTTTCCCATCTAGTTCACCTCTTTCTCATTTTCCTTTTTGAAGAGTGGAACCGTCAACAGGCCTCTGATTCGTCTCGGAATATCCGGCAGATCATCAAGGAAAACGCCGTAACCGAACCAGTAAGCCGAGAAGTTGATGACCTCTCCCGTCGGCAACGTTAAAGGTCCCTGCCAATACAGCATAATCAGGGTTCCCATCCACCAGTGATGCAGAAAATCCAAGAGTCGTTTAACCCACCATCGATAGAACGGGTTAAGCGTCTTGAACCATTCTGTCGCCTGAATCTCCTGGTCCACTCGTTTACCGAAGGCTCGGCCGAAGGTTAAGCCTATACCCAGCCAAACCCACTGCTCAAAGGTGACTGGGATCGGCAATATTACATTCATTTCTTCTGCTCCACTATGAAATGTTCGATAATCGTCTTCGTGTCCAAGGGCGTCGTCCGAGTTGTTGCCCAAGTCACCCACCAGACCCCGTAATCCGCGTCGGATGGAACTGTGAAAACATAGCGGTAAACGCCCATGCTCTGCTGTGTTGGATTCGTTATCTCCGAGCCATATTGGGTTCCATTCGGCTTGTAAAACTTGATGCTGTGGCTGTCTGGGTCGAAGAGGTTTCCACTCGTATCCTTGCATTCACGTTCAAAGGTTACAACATCGTTGCGGTAAATCGCCATTCTAACCAGCTCCTACCCAATGCTTTATTTTTCCTCCCTGAGTGAGAACTATGATGCCTCCACCCTGCGTATACTTCGTCACGCTGCCACCCTGCATATGTCGAGTGATCTTTCCTCCTTGATAGAGAGTGGTTATCTTGCCGGCCTGAGGAATTACGCGGTAAACAAGCTCCGTAAGCGTGGCCGAATCGAGGATGAACATGATTTTACTAGGTATCTGAGCAAGATCTGTAAAGGCAACTTGATCTGAAACAAGGAGCATCTTACCGATAACTACGGCCTCAACGAGCCCCAGTAAATCTGTTACCACAAGAACTTTATCCCGTAGAATGCTGTCTGATAGATTGATGAGATCGGGGACCGTGAAAGATTTATGCCGGAGAACTTGTTCAGTGAAGCCGATTGAGTCGGCGAGCGGAAGCGTTTTGTTTATTAAGGCGACATCTGAAAGTCCGAGACTGTCCGTGACATATTTTATTATGGCTCCGACTATGACATCGACGATTTCGCTTAAGCCAACCGAGTCAGCGACTGAGAGAACCCTATCCCGTAAAATGCTGTCGATCAGACCTAAGGAATCAAAAATTTGAAGGACTTTATCCCTTAGCACCTGATCTGATAGTCCAACTGAATCTGTTATTTTAGGTGTCCAATTTTTATATGGCACATCAGTTAAGCCGAGGGAGTCAAGGATCTGCAAGATCTTGTCTCTCAAAACAGCATCAGAAAGCCCTAGTGAATCTTGAATCGTGAAGGATTTATCTCTTAAAACCGCGTCTGAAAGTCCAAGAGAATCTAACACGGATTTTAGTTTCGCTAGGAATAAGGTTTCGGTGAGGCCTATAGAATCCATTACTTGTGGAGTCCAGTCTTTACGTGGCACATCGGATAAACCAAGCGAGTCGTTTACGGTGAAACTCTTATCACGTAGAAGCGAATCCGCTAAGCCAAGTGAATCTGAAACTAGGCATAAAGGCTTATCACGTAAAACGACATCCGATAAGCCTAAGGAATCTGTGACCGTTTTTAATATAGCACCGAAAGTGATATCTTGGCTAAACTCTATGTAACTATCACTAGAGGTCCCAGAATCGCCGAAAGCAATTTTATGTAGATAAGCAGTAGTCTTCGTGTTATTGTCATAAGCCATGACCTCAATGACTATGCGATCGCCAGCGAGTGCGTTCACGCTAGTTAAGCTCACGCCAGTAAACAGCGTTTGCTTTGTTCCATCCGTGGTGTCTGCTTCAACCGTTGAATCCGTGTCGGCGAGTAATGTTCCTCTTACACCAGAATCGTCACTTTTCCACACATAAACCCTGATACGAAGCATCATGTTGTGTGCGGTGGCACCTTCATTCAAATCGAAAACGACGGTTAATGTACCGCTTATTGTCTGATCAGCACTAAGGGCTTCGCTTACCCAAGCCTTGAACCATGCATAATGCGGTGAGCCAGGTTCGGTGATGCTTTCAAGAATAGCGTAGGTTAAAGAACCCTTAGAAGTCTTCATCTCTAATGGATAGATTACACTTGCACTGTCTTGTCCGCCACCAAAAGAAACAGAATAAACCCACTGGTTGATTGACGTCGGCGACTGTTTAACGTTCGGCTTCGGCTCAGCCGCAGCCGTTTGCAGTAGATATAATTTCGTTACCATTATTCGTCAATGCTCCTTTCGACGGTCATGGTCAGCCAGAAACGCTTCTGTTCTTCGCTGAAAGACCCGAGGTTTTCAGCGTTTATCGTTTCCAAAACGGTTCTGGTGACAGGGTCAACTTCTTCAAAGTAGTATGTGCAGCCTTTTTCCAAAGCCATCGGGTTATGTGGGGCAATCTTACAGCCTTCAGGCTTGCTTCCACCGTAAACTTGGAAGGCACATTTGCCGTTAGAGATCAGATGCTCACATGGTGGACAGCATATCCATCCGCACTGTGAACATCGACCTCTCTTAACGAGCATACGATTTCAGCTCTTCATCTCCCGTGAAACGTCAGGAGGGGGAGAGCAGATAGTCCATTCGGCACCATCTGGCTCTTTTCTGACATTTCATTTCGGGTTTAGGCGAATGTTATCTTCAGGCTTAGAGTCCATGATTCTCCGGATGCCTTCGTGCCCTTCGAGGCTGTACACCTGTTCAAGTTTTTGCCTGCGTCATTTGAAGCGTTGACAACTGTGTATTCTTCCCATGCGAAGTTGCCTTCCGTGCTGCCGAAGGTTGCACGCCACTCGATAAACTGGTCTTCATCAGTTTCAGCACTGGCACATTGCGGATAAGTCGCATCCATGCCTTTCCAAGCCTTGTTAGTCGCCGCTTGAAGCCCAGTCTGCTCGTCTGCCGGAGCCACGTTCGAATCGCCGACTCCTAGCCGGGCGTTCGTGTTATCCCATTTGTTCGAGGTCGTGTCTATGCCGGCCAAGATTCGGGTTGCAAGGTACAATCCTTCGTGAAGGGCAATGTTACGCTTCCACTCTTCGTGGCCGATGAATGCTTCTGGAAACAGCTTCTTGACCTCTTCAACGCTCATTCCGCCGTGGAGAAGATCCGCTATTTCATCTGTCGGGTCTTTGAACTTGTCGATTCGCCAAGTGGCCTCGTAAAGCACTACTTCCTTTATCTCAATTGGGTTCACGTTTCTCACCCCAACCCATTAAAACCACGGCAGGCTTTACGACCCATTAAAGCCGTGGTGGGTTTCGTCTCGTCCGGAGAGACTCTTCAGGGGGTTTAAGCCGCATGCTTGATGATGCATATGCTTGCTACAGGTCCCTCGTCACTTCCGCCATCAATATGCGTCTGCACGTAGTTGCTCAGTTCTGCTGGTTCACGGTAGACTTCGACCAAGGGATCATCCTGCAGGGCAGCCCAGATGGCTGAGATGCCTTTCGTGCCAACGATCGCATATTTCTCGCCGTCAGTGCCATTCCACGCGTTTCCGGCGTTGATGGCAAGCTCGAAATATGGGTCCATAAGCCAGTTAAGGCCGAGCACGTTTGGTACTCTTCCTGAAAGCAAGAAGTCGCTCAGGGCTCCCTCGAATTGGGCAACCGCATAACTTGTTGTGAAAGCATTCCACAACTTGTCCGGGGCCGTCAATATGAAGTCTGGAACCCAGCCGTCAACAAGGTTTTCTTGGATCGCGGAAGCAACATTCCCAAATGTGATATTTGCTTCGGCTGCATCACCCTTCGTGCCAACGTTTACACCGTTTACACCTGTTCCCGCACCGGCCATTCCATCCACAATCTTGTCGAGAATGCCCTGTCTCACGCATGCCCCATGTAATTGCCCTATTTGTTCAACGAAATTTATCGGCGAAGTGTTGGCAAGCAGATCGCTTATTTGCGTTCTTTTGCCGAAAGGTACCAGCGTAATCGATTTGGTTGCCAAGGTTGGATCTGCAGCGGTCAATGCGGAGCCTTCAGTCCAAGTGTCATAGTCTGGTCTGGTCATCACTTGAGTTGTAATAGTTTTGCCTCCTCCCTTAGGAACTACGTAAGGCATCGCTATTTCCCTGAGATCCAGAAAGTTCTTTAGCTCCAAGATTGCTCTTGTCTGCACCGCAGTCACCAAGGCTAAGCCCGAAGTGCCCGTCAAAAGTTCTTTGACCGTCAATCCAGCGTATTCGCTTGTTCGGAATCCATTCAATTTCTCCATGATTTCTTCGCGTTTCACGGTTTTTTTCCTCCATGAGTTTTAAGACCACATTTCCCGTTTCGGCTCACCGATCCGGGCATGGGCAAAGTCCACTAGCCCTTGTCCTTAGAGGACTGTGCAGCCTTCTCCAACATCTCATACAGGGTCAGTCGATAGGCGTCGGTTTTGCTTACTCCTTCCCCTCGCAGCTCACGGAACCGAGCCATAGCCTGCTCTTTCGTCACCGGAGCCTCAGGCTTAGCGGTTAAAGCTTCAACGCGATCCGCCAAGTCTGCAACGTCAGCGACTGTTTTCAGCATCACTGTTGTTACATTTGCCTCAAATTCCTTGATCTCTTCCTTCAAAGCCGCAAAGTCTCTTAACAGGCTTTCTTTGGCAGATTCACAGGGACCTTTCTCCACGGATTCTTCATAGCAGAATCCGCCTTCCGCAAAAGACGTGTCCATACCACAGTCTTTCGCTTTACGGCAGATCTTCGCCTTCACCTCAGGCGTCTGGCAGCCTTCCGTCTGATTGAATCTTGCCATCGCGTTTTGCACGTGATCGCAGTCTGGTATTGGTAGTTTCCTAACTTTCGTGTCGCCTTGCTGTATGATACACGCGAAGTCGCTGTCAGGCAGATCCGCAAACTGCTCCTCTTCCGTCACGACTTTTTCACTCATTCTTTCAACCTCCGTGACTATGACACGTTCAAACAGTCGTTCAACCGGCTCAATCCGCGTCAACGGAATACCGGGCAAAACGTCTTTCGTAAGCAAGGCTAAGCCCGTGAAAACCAAGCCTTGACAGATTGATCCTTCAGGTGAAGGCTCAACGCCACGTAAACAAGAAGCTTCAATACTTACTTCAGCGATTTCACCAGATTCAATCTGGCGGTTTAACTCTGAATTTTTCTGAACCTTAAGAACGCATTCGACTGCCCCATCTTCATATTCAGCATCAATGATTGATGCTTCGACTAAAGATATTTCATTATGATTTACGTTAACAGGTCTTCCGATGATGGTGCGGGCTCCTCGTAGAAGCTCATCTTCTGTGTACACGTTAAGATTCATGCTGCTTAGCGGAAAAGCGGCCCAAACCTTGTGATATTTATAGTCTGGGTCTTCCTTGATGAGTTGAAAGATTGGTTGAGCCCATTTGAAAGCCTCTTGGGGACTTCGATATGGCTTCGTATCATCGAGACCCTTTCTCTTAAGCCACCCATAATAGAAAGATTTGCCTTCCTCACATTCATCGTCTGATCCGCAGTACCGCTTCAGAAATTGTCGATAGATCTTCACGAAATCTGGATGCATCGGCTCAGTTATCTGAATCGTCAACTTTCCTTTTCTCCTTCAGGCTTTTTCTTGACTGTCAAAAACGGGATCAACTGTGAATTGATGACTGTGCCCTCGCCGGCCTCATCTGGATAACCTAAACGTTGCCTAGCATAGGCTGGACCGACAACGCCATGCTGGATCTCGCCCTGCATCTTCTTGCTTAAGGCTTCCATATCTTCAGGTTTGAAGGGTCTCCAATTCAGTTTAACAGGGCTACGGGTCCGCACAAAAGTGAACAATTGGTTTTCGTGGAGCCTCTTCAAAGCCCGCTGATACGCTCGGATCTCAGATTCCAAAAGCCGTTCCTGATACTCTGCCGTAGCCATGGTTGTGGTTCCGCCGAAGCCTAAAGCAACGTCGGGCACGCCTACACCGGCAACAAGGTTCTGGCGGAAATGAGCAAGCAAAGGCTCAAGGGTTTGCCTAGCCCCTATTCCACCGGTCTGATAAACCTCGGTGATCTCTAATAGGCCGTCGTGAAAAATGTCTTCGCCGGGTTTACGGCTTAGAATCGCGTTTTTATGCCGGTTGAAAGTTGCCTCATCCACAGGGTTTTCAGATGAGCCGATCTGGATTTGGAGAAGCGGATCAGCTCTTCGCCGAGCGATGAGAGGCAGCTTCTCTTCCATGTAAAGCAGAGCCTTGATGGTTGGGAGACATCGCCGTAAACTTGAGACGCCGAAAACCTTCCAAGGCTCAGCGTTAAATTTGAGGTGAATGATCTCTTCAGGCTTATAGCGTACGACCTTGCCAAACTCAGGCTGATAGACATACTGCTGGACCTCGTCTTTCTCGCTTAGTTTTATGCCCATAACCGCTGGGTTGAGAACGGTTAACTTGATGCCGTTGCCCCTTTCAACATGCCAGTA